CATGTCATTAAAAATCGGTTTGGACCCGATGGTTTGACATTTCCAAGTAGAGTTGACACGTCTTCGGGTGTTATTGAAATATATGATGAAAAAAGTACAAAGGGTGCGGAAATAATGGTGGAAATGAATGATTCTGATAATGGCGCAAAGAATCTTCTTAAATCCAAGTACGACCAAATGAACAACAAAAAATCATATAATAACGAAGATGTGTCGGATATTGGGTAAAAAATTCTGTATATATAGTATGTATTTTTACGAAGAATTTCGTGAATGCATTTATATAATTAAATTATAATGTTAATATAAAATTCAAACAAAAAGGTTACAAGTGAAAGTAAAAAAACGCAACGGAAGACTAGAAAATTTTAATGTCGATAAAATCAACGAATGTGCCGAACGGGCATCAAAAAATCTAGATAATGTCAGTGCAAGTGAAGTTCTTATTGATGCCAAAATAAAGTTGTACGACAAGGTTACAACAACCGAAATCGACAAATCACTTATTATGAGTGCGAGGTCTAAAATTGAGTTTGAACCGAATTATGCTTATATGGCTGCAAGAATGCTTCTCAATACAATTTACAAAGAAGTATTCGGAGAAGGTGTGGACAGTGATGCGTTTGAACTTCAGTATCGTAAAAGTTTTATTACGAATATGCGTAGATTAGTCCGAGAAGAAATTCTCAATGAAGAGTTACTTGAAAGTTTTGATTTGCGTGAACTTAGTGCAAAACTTAATATTGAACGGGAAAAAGATTGGAAGTATCTTGGAATACAAACCATTTATGATCGTTATCTTTTGCATATAGAAGGACGTCGTATGGAAACTCCACAAGCAATGTGGATGCGTATTGCAATGGGATTGGCATTAAATGAAAAACCAGAAGACCGACAAGCATATGCATTAAAGTTTTATGAAACTCTTAGTTGCTTTGATGTAGTAAGTTCCACACCAACTTTGTTTAATAGTGGAACAACTCATAGTCAACTTAGTAGTTGTTATCTTAATACCTTTGATGATTCTATTGATGGAATTTTTGATGGCATTTGGCAAGAAGCAAGAAAAAGCAAATTCGCAGGTGGTCTTGGTTTTGATATCACCAACTTTCGTGCAAGAGGAAGTTACATCAAAGGAACAAACGGAATTAATCAAGGACCCGTATACTTTTGGAAACTTTACAATGATATGCTCGTTGCAGTTAATCAAGGTGGAAAAAGAAAAGGTGCGGGATGTGCTTATCTTGAAACATGGCATTCTGATATTGAAGACTTTTTGGCACTACGAAAAACTGTAGGTGATGACAGAATGCGTTGTCACGATATGAATACTGCAAATTGGATTCCTGATTTGTTTATGAAACAAGTTGAAGCAGATGGACCTTGGTATTTGTTTAGTCCCAATGAAGTTCCTGAATTACACGAAATCTTCGGTGAAGCATTTGAAACAAAATATTGGGAATATGTTAAAAAAGGTCAAGACGGAGAATTGAATGTTTTTCGTGAACTCAAAGCAAAAGACCTTTGGAAGAAAATGTTGAAAAGTATTTTTGAAACTGGACATCCGTGGGTAACTTTCAAAGACCCAAGTAACATTCGGTATAGTAATCAGCACGTAGGAACGGTGCATAGCAGTAATTTGTGTACAGAGATTCTTCTTCATACCAAACCCACTATTCACGCAGATGATGGTACACGCACTGTTAAAGAATACGGAGAAACTGCAACTTGCAATTTAGCAAGCATCAATTTGAAACGACACGTAGGTGTAGATAAAAATGGTGAAAAATTTATTGATTACAAAAAACTAGAAGCAAGCACCAAAATGGCAATGCGTATGTTAGACAATGTTATTGATCTAAATTATTATCCAACCGAAGAAGCACGTAAAAGTAATATGACTCATCGTCCTGTTGGATTAGGAACAATGGGTTGGCATGATATGTTTTACGAGTTTAATGTAAATTACGGAAGTGATGATGCAATTCGTATCTCTGATGAGATTTATGAAAACATTTCTTATTTTGCAATTGAATCTTCGTCTGATATGGCAGTAGAAAAAGAAACTTACGAATCATACACAGGAAGTCTTTGGAGCAAAGGAACATTTCCGATTGATACTTGGAAACAAGTTATGAAACTTCGTGGAAATTCCGATGAAGTGAATCTTAGAAAAGATTGGGACAAACTCAAAAAGAAAGTTGCCAAACAAGGAATGCGTAATTCTAATACAATGGCAATTGCTCCAACTGCAACAATAAGTTACATAGCAGGATGTTCACAAAGTATTGAACCAAATTTTGGAGTTATTTTTGTGTATTCTACTTTAAGTGGTGAGTTTACAATGATGAACGAATACTTTGTTAATGATATGAAAGCAGAAGGAATTTGGACAAAAGAACTTGCCAACTTGGTTAAAACTGTTGATGGTGATCTTGGCAAACTAAATGGTTCAATTCCTCAATGGATAAAAGAAAAGTATGTTACTGCATTTCAACAAGATCAATTCAAATTAATTGATTGTGCAGCTGCTCGTCAAAAGTGGATTGATCAAGGTCAAAGTTTGAATCTTTACAACGACAAAAGCAGTATGAAGTTTTTGAACGACATTTATACACACGCATGGAAAAGTGGATTGAAAACAACTTACTATTTGCGTAATCTGGCGGCAAGTGCAATTGAAAAGTCAACTGGATCAAATGTAGAAGAACACAATGCAGAAAATTCAGATACAGAAAATCCACAAGAATCAACTGAACCATCATTGTGTAGTTTAGAAGCAAAAATGCGTGGAGAGATATGTGAAAGTTGTCAATAAACAATAAAGATTGACCTAAAAGTGCGTTTGGGTTAATATATATAACTATATTATTAATCTCATCCAGGAGGATATTTCAACATGAACGCAAGCAAACTTCTTTTAGTAGTGGCCTTATCGGCAATTTCAATTAACATTTCAACAGGAGCTCCAAGTGCAAAACAAGTTCGTGAAGTTGCTGATCATTTACAAGATGTATCCGTAACTATTAAATCAAATTCAAATAGAAGTAGTTCAGAAGGATCTGGTGCAATGATTATTCGTGAAATTGATGGAAAAAAAGTTACATTTGTTTGGACTGCGGCCCATGTAGTTGATAATCTTAGAAACGTAAGAAGTGTTATTGAAAAAGGGTCTCCACGTAAAATTGTTGAATTTGATGATGCATCTATTGTAAAAGAACTCGTAGAAAAAGGAAGACGTGTTGGTGAAATGAAAATGGATGCCAAAGTCATTAAATATTCCAATGCCGAGGATGGCCATGATCTTGCATTGTTGATGGTACGAGCAACGGATTATGCAAAAAGTGGAGTAGAATTTAATTTAAGTGAATCAAACGATGGCATTGTTCCAATTGGTACGAGTTTGTTTCATGTTGGATCATTGCTTGGGCAGATGGGTGCGAATTCAATGACGACTGGTATCATATCTCAAGTAGGAAGAACACTTAATAAATATGAATACGACCAAACAACAGTTACTGCATTTCCGGGTAGTTCAGGTGGAGGAGTTTATTTACAAAATGGAAAGTATGTTGGTATGATTGTACGGGGTGCAGGTGAAGGATTCAATTTGATGGTTCCTGTACGAAGAATGATTAGATGGACTGAAAAAAATAATATCTTATGGGCAATTGATCCAAAAGAGGAAATGCCGAGTATGGAAGACATCCTCAGTATGCAGATAGAAGATTCGGGTATCATTCGCAACGATGATGACGATGATGACGATGATGAATATTCAGTCGAATCAACATTTCCATATAGAATAAAAACTGAGTATAATTTTAATGACAAATTACTGAATGGATTTAATCAATCAAATGAGTTTGAACGTGAACTAAAAACACGACCATTTGACGGAATGAATACATATAAAATTGACCACCGATAACAATGCAAATTGTTGTTTGTTTGGTAATTGTTACATTTATATTATCTGTTTTATCACCCTTGGTGCTTTATTGTGCCAAGGGTGATGGGTATATAAACAACGGTAAATCTTGGATGGACATCATCGATCCGAGATTACAAGCATCATACGAAGCATACGAAAAAGATAAACGAGAAAAAGCAAAGTTTTCTAAAGATATTGCAAGACTTGCGACACTAACAAAAAATAAATTAAATTTAGCAGTAATGATTCATCAATACGACTTGAAAGGACCTCATTACGATCCGAATAAATTTGATGAATATACCAAGTGGATGCGAATATACGAAAAAGAAACTTCGATAGCAATGGCCAACTATGATGCGGATGCTTATGTTTTCTTTTTTGAGGAATTTGTAAAACTTACATTTAAACGAGCAGGTATGGTAAATCCCAATTGTAAAATAAAAGATTGCGACTGTCGTAATTTTAATCACTAAATTTGATATTTATAAAAAATGGAATGTTTAAAAAAAATAGTCTGTAAAATTAAATGCTTTTTTGTTAAATGTTGCAAAGACAACAAGTGCGAGTGTCTTTGTCACGACAAAAAATAATTTAATTACTTTACGTATTCAATAAAGTATGGTATATTGATTCTTTAAATAAGGAGAATTATATATGAAACATTTATTGATATTATTATGCGTAACCACCTTTGCATCGTGTGGCATTAAAGATAAGTTACTAAACTCAACTAGTGGCACATTAGGAGTACCTAAACAACCACCACAGACTGTAATAAGTGTAGTTGACGATCCTGTTGTAGTTCAACAACCACAATCCAGTATCTCTGTTGATAAAACTGCATCACCTACAACACCTACAACACCTACAACAGATGACACATCAGATGAATCGTTTGATAATTGGTATTATGTGCTACCATTTGTTGGTCTTGTTATTCTCGGACTTCTTGTGTATCGTTTAAAACAACAAAATTTGAAATCATTATAAACTTTTTTAACAATTGAATCGTTATATATATTATTATGAAAACTGGTGAACTATTAGGAAAAGAATCAGAGGGAGTAAATCAAATACTTCCTCATAAACATAAATGGGCGTGGGATCTGTATGAACAAGGTGTCAAAAACAACTGGGTTCCAACAGATGTACCAATGACAAAAGATGTTCAAAATTGGAAATCGTCACCCGATGATGCTTTGAGTGAAGATGAACGTTTAGTTATCAAGAGATGTCTTGGTTTCTTTGCTGGAAGTGAAAGTTTGGTTGCCAACAACCTTATGACATTATCTCAGTATATTACTGATCCTGAGTGCCGTCAATATATGGCGAGGCAGATGTACGAAGAATGTCTGCACAATCATACCGTAGTTTATATCTGTGATAGTTTAGACTTGGATATAGGTGAAGTATACGAAGCATATCAAACGGTTCCGTCTATCAAAGCAAAAGATGATTTTCTTATACAAGTAACAGGTGGATTAAATGAAGCAAATATTGATACATCTACTATTGAAGGAAAACGAGAGTTGTATAAGGCCGCATTTACTTATTGGGTTGTATGCGAAGGAACATTCTTTTTCAGTGGATTTGCAATGTTACTTGCATTAAGTGATAAAATACCAGGTATCGCAGAGCAAATTCAATATACACTTCGTGATGAAAGTATTCACATTAAATTTGGAACAACTTTGTTGAATAAAATCAGAGAACAAAATCCTGATTTAATGACCGACAAATTTGAAACTGAATTGACCGAAGTTCTAAAGCAAGCAGTTGAGTTGGAAATTGAATATGCTAAAGATGTATTACCGAGAGGTATTCTTGGATTAAATTCTGAAATGTTTGTTGAGTATATGCAGTTTATTGCAAATCGTAGATTAGAAAATCTAAATATGAAATATCGTTATGATAGTGATAACAATCCATTTCCTTGGTTGAGTGAAGTCATTGACATTCGCAAACAAAAGAACTTTTTTGAAACAAGAGTTATTGATTATCAAGATGAATCTGCATTAGTTGACGATTTTTAATTTATATGTACATATATATAGTTAGTGGACTACGACCAAGAGCTATACGAACGAAGTTTATATTATCGTCATGTTGTTGACGAAACTAAAGAAATAAACAAACACAAGTGGATTGAGTCTGAAAAAGCAGGAACTGATATAGGCAAAGACAAAGCAAGGTGGTCTTGGATTTGTCATCATAAAAACAACTGGCACTCACATTGGATTTCAAAAAATCTCGATAGTTTAAACAATAAAACAGAATAATTTTTATATTTATTCTATATGGAAAACGATGAAAATATAACAGAACCGTCTGACGAAAAACGGTTTCTTAGATTTTTACCAACTAATCCATTAAGGCATCTTAAACTACTGATTGTAGTTTTATTGCATTGGGTGGTTGTAATTGGTAACTTTAGTGCATTTTTTATTTTAGCATTTCAAGGACTAACTCCGTTTGGATATCCTTGGTATGTCTGTTTGCCGTTGTGTTCGTTTATTATATTGATTTCTTTTTCAAGAGTGCTTGATTGTCCGATGACACGTTATGAAAACAAATTAAGAGTGCAAGTGGGAAGACCCACAATTAAGGGATTTATTGGTCATTACTTTTTAAAACCGTATGTTCGTAGAAAAATAAGAAAAGCACGTGCAGTTAGAAAATCAAAAGAGCAAAATGAAAATAAAACTTAA